CATGGACGACACGGACCAACCCGGACTTGGTCGTGCCCCGATCGGAGCCGGAAACGATGCGCAAGGCGCCGCTGTCGACGTTGACGTCCTCCCAGCGCAGACGCACCAGCTCCCCGGCCCGGATGCCGGTGTCCAGGGAGAGAAGCATCATGCCCCGAAGGTTCGCCGTGCAGTCGGAATAGCGCGCCTTGTAGGCCAGGAGTTTCCCGACCTCGGCTTCGCTCAAGATCCGCAGGCGCCGGTTGTCGAACTGCGGAGCCCGGACGCCCCTGCCCTTGCGCCGCATGATGGCCGGGTTCGCGCCGGTGAAGAGCATGATCTCCGGAAACTCGGGGTGCCTGGTCTCCAGTGCGTAGTTGTACGTCTCGCGTATGGTGGCCAGGCAGTGCTTGACGGTCTGCGGGCTCAAAGTCTCATTTCGCCCGCTGGCCGGCTTCTTCTTGAGCAGCTCGGCCTTGACTTTGTTGATCTTGTCCGGCGTGATCTCGGCCGCGACCATGTCGCCGATGATCGGGAGGACATGCAGGTCGAGGTTGCGCGCGACATCGTCGGCGCTCGGCCTGTTCGCCTCTGCCCACCGGCGGTAATGCATGGAGAGGTCGGCAAAGGTCATGGCCTTGGCGTCCCTGATCCTGGCCATGCGCCGGGCCAGTTCCGCCTGACGCTCGGCCTCTTCCTCCTGGGCCTTCCGCAAGGCCTGCCTCTCGGCAAGAGTCCGAGGACCTTGTCCGCTCTTGTTGTTGCGGTTGAACTCCCGGACCAGCTCCTCGGCCATCTCCATGGTCCAGCCCTCGGAAGCCCAGCCCAAGGTCTCGACGATGCGCTGCCCGTCCACCGTGTGACGAATACAAAAGAACCTGTCGGCCTTGCGCGTGTTCTTGAGCTTACGTGTAGGATGGTCCCGGAACTGGACACCCTTCTTCCCTGGCGCAGTCTTCCAGCTTCTGCTCTCGCCCATCTGGTTGCCACCTGGTTGCCAATCGGACACCACGCGGGGGGATTCCCAACGCAGTCTTTCACCCCCCGAGTACCCACAACCCCACGTTTTTGCAAGCATCGTGATTCCCAACGCAGTCAGGGCAACGTACTTCTAAGCAATCGGTCGGGGGTTCGAGTCCTCCCTGGCGCGCCAAAAATATCAACGCTTTCCGGTCATGCGGCCGGAAAGCGTTTTGTCTTTCTATCGCCTGAAGGGCTGCTTGGTTGCCACTGGGTTGCCAATCTGCAACCACACGCCACGTCTCGCGTCTTCCCCCGTCCCCTTTTTCCGTCTCGCTCGACCAGTTGTCAAAGTCGCCTGCCTGCCGTCGTGGGTCCTCCCGACACCCTGAATGATAGGGGTCGCCTATGGCCCATTATTTGGCCGCGTGGCGATGTCAAAATTTTTGGCAAATTGGCAAACGAGTCCGGACCGTTGGGATTTTTTGGGACAGAAATACCCGAGGGGGCGGCATGAGCCAGGAGCAGATACGCGCCGAGGTTGACGCCGCCGTCCTGGCCGAGATGGCCCGCCCCGAGTACCAGGAAGCCCTCAAAAAACACGCCGTCAAGCCGGAGTTTTTCCCGGAGGACTCGCCCAAGTATGCCCAGCTCAAGCAGGACATGCAGGACGAGTACATCGGCCTGGCCCGGCGCTTTTGCGCCCATCACAAGGGCGCGTTCATCCACGACAACACCGTGCAGCGGTGGTTCCGCTGGGCCAACGGCACACACTGGGATCTCGACCTTGACCGATACCACCTCAAGGCGGTCGCAGACCTGGCGCCGCCCTTTGAGGCCCAGGCCGCGTTTTTCCGCGAGCTGGCCGACAAGGCCTTCGAGGAGGACGCCAAGAGCGAGCGCGGCAAGGTCCTGGCCAAGGTCGCCAAGGCCTGGGACGGCAAGGCCAAGCAGCTCAAGGAACCGACTGCCATGAAGAAGGTCCTGGACCTGGCCAGCGCCGGCGCGGACTCCCTGGGCATCACCGGCACGGAGTGGAACAAGCACCCCAACCTCCTCGTGACCCGCAACGCCGTCATTGATCTGGAGACGGCCAAGCAGATCCCGACCAGCCCGAGCCTCTACCTCAACCAGCACAGCCCCGTCGAATGGGCCGGGCTGCATGCCGAATCCGAGCTGTGGGACGCGTTCCTGGATCAGGTGTTCCTCGGTGACCAGCAGCTCATCGAGTACGTCCAGACGTGCGTCGGCTACTGGATCAGCGGCTACAACTCCATCCAGGAGTTCTGGACCCTCTGGGGACCCCAGGGCCGCAACGGCAAGGGGGTCTTTTTCCGCCGCCTACGGGCCATCATGGGCAACTACTACGTGAGCCTGGACCCGCAGATGCTCATGGACACGAAGTTCCAGCGCCAGGGCGGCGGCCCCAACCCGGAGATGGTAAACCTGCGTTTCAAGCGCCTGGCGGTCGCCTCGGAGTCGAAAAAGGGCGCCGTGTTCAGCATGGACGCCATCAAGCGCTGGACCGGCGGCGACCCAATCCCGTGCCGTGGCATGAACTCCGACAACATCCTGGAGCTGCTGCCGGAGTTCAAGCTCCTCTTCGTCACCAACCGCCTGCCCCAGGTCAACGACGCCACGGACAACGCCTTCCGCTCCCGCCTGCGCATCATCAAGTTCCTGGCCCGCTTCACGTCCGTTGCGTCGGAGGTCGATCCGGAGCGCCACATCTACCCCATGGACCCGCAGCTTGAGCGCAAGCTGGACGCCCCGGAGGTCCTTTCCGCCATCCTGGCCTGGGCCGTGCGCGGCGCCAAGCGGTTCTTCGACCTCGGCATGCGCCTGGAGGCCCCCCTGGACGTCCTGGCCGAGACGGACGCCTACATGGAGGACCAGGACCTGATCGGCATGTTCATCCGCCAGGCCCTGATCGTTACCGATGGCGGCCAGGGTCAGCGCACGCCGGCCAAGGACGTGTACCTGGCCTTCCGCAAGTGGTGCATCGAGGACCAGCTCACGCCCGAGAAGTACGTCCCGACCCTGTCCAGCTTCGGCCGCGACTTCAAGATCCGCCCAGACATCAAGCAGGTCCCGCCCAAGAACCTGGTCGTCTACAACGTGCTGGTCCGCGAGGAGTGGCAACCGAAGGAGGCGTCCTACTGATGCGAACCCTCGAACTCTCTAAGCGGGGTCTAAGCGCACCGTCTAAGCCGCGTTTTTCCAACCGAAACAACGGCTTGGCATACGCCGGAACCCCATTTCTTAGACACTTAGACACTTATCACTACACACACACAAGAAAAAATACAGACAAAGAAAGTAATACACATATAGGAAGGACCGCAAAAAACTGTCTAACTCTCGAAGAAAGCCATCTTTCTCAACAAATCAAAGCCCTTGCGCTCAAAAAACTGTCTAACCGACCCTCTAAGCCACTTCGAGACTCTCTAACCTGGGTGGTCTTCCGGGGGGTGGCGGGCGGTCCTCGGTCTCGGAGGGACGGGTAATGGGCGCGGCGCTCGAATGGCTGGGGCCGGAGGGGTGCCAGTCGGTTGCGGAACATATCCTGTCCGATGTCCGCCCGCACGGCGACGAGCTGTGGGCCGCGTGCCCGTGGCACGTGGAGAAGACGGTCGGCGGCTCGTTCTCGTACAACCCGGACCTCGACAAGGCAAAGTGCCTGTCGTGCAGTGCGGCCGGGGACCTGATCGCGGTCTACGCCGCCCTGCACGGCCTGGAGAATGACGAGGCCTTCACGCGCTTCCGCGAGGAGTTCGCGCCCGGCTCCCCTGTCCTGACCCGCCCGAAGTCCGCCCCGGTCCGCCGGTCCTGGACCCCCGCCCCGGCCGAGCCGTCTCCGGCGAGATGGTCCGACCGCGCCGGGGAGTTCGTGCGCCATTCCGTCGAGCGCCTCAAGTCCAACCCCGAGGCCCTGGCCCAACTCGCGGCCTGGGGCGTCCCGGCCGACGTGGCCGAAAAGTGCATGATCGGCTGGAATGACAAGGACAAGGCCGTCCCCCGCCCGTCCTGGGGCCTGGAACCGCTGCACGAGAACGGCCGGGAAAAGAAGATCTGGCTGCCCGCCGGCCTCGTCTTCCCGATGCTCGCGGCCGGCCGCGTGGTGAAGATCAAGATTCGCCGCCCGAACCCCGAGATGCCCGGCGGTAAGTCCCTGCGCTACTGGGAAGTACCCGGCGGCGCCATCATGTATCACCGTTACGGCCGCCCTGACTGCCGCGTCTGGGTCCTGGTGGAGACGGAGCGCGACGGCGCCATGATCTGGGGCCAGGTGCGGGACCTTGGCATCGGCGTCATGGCCCTGGGCGGCGCGACCAAGCGCCCCGACGCCGACAACGCGGCCGTCCTGCGCGCCTCGGACCTGATCCTGAACGCCCTGGACAATGACCAGGCCGGGGCCGTCAATACCGCCACCTTCTGGCAGCACGAGTTCCCGCAGCAAGTGCGCTGGCCCGTGCCTCCGTCCGCTGGCAAGGACCCCGGCGAGGCCGTGGGCGAGGGCCTGGACATCCGCGCCTGGGTCCTGGCCGGCCTGCCGTCCCACATCGCGCGCGCCCTGCCCGCACGCCGTCCCGCTCCAGCCCCGCAACCCGAGCCGCAGCCCCTGCCCGCCCCGACCGTCACGCCTGCCGAGCAGCCCTATGCCGAGTGGTACATGGGCCAGATCGACGCCATCCTGTCCCTGATCCAGGGCACGCCCGTGACCGTGGACGGCCATTCCGGCCTGGCCGTGGCCCCGCAGAAGTGGAGCCTGGTCCCGGCCAACTGGACCCGCCTGCGCCGCCTCGACGAGCTGCTGGCCTCAGATCCCGGCCAGGACCTCGTGACCGAGGCCATGGGCAGCAACCGCATCACCTACGCCGACCTGGCGGCCGCCGCCGTCCGGCTGGAAAAATGGTTCGCCAAATGAGGAACAAGCCCATGACAACACAAATCACCGTCACCATCGGCGTGGACGTGGACGTCTCCCCCGAGGCCCTGACCCTGTGGGTCCGCGACATGCTCAACTACAACGTCCCGCTGACAGACGACGAGCGGCGGCGCCTGGACGCCCACGCCGCCGAGATCGACAAGCTCGACGAGCACGCCGGACCCGTCACCGTCGCCGAACCACGCCGCCGCAAGCCCCGCGCCGACAAGGGGGCCACGGCATGATCGAAACCCAGTGGCGCCAGATGAATGACCGCTACGACGTCAGCCCCGACGGCTACGTGCGCCTGCGCGAATCCAGCGGAGCCGGACCGGCCGGCCGCCTGCTCCTGCCCTGCTGGGGTGGAGGAGAGGCCGTTTACCTTATCCGCCCGCCCAAAAGCCAGGCCCTGCGCGGCGCGACATCGGTCACGGTTCCGGCGGCGGACCTGGTGCGGGAAACGTGGGGCGCCGACCCTGAAAAGATCACCAAGCGCGTCATGGAGTCCATGCGCGTCAAGATCCAGGATCACAACGCCGCCATTTTCCCGGACGCCCCCAAGTCTCGCAAATCGTCCGGCAACGGCGGCGCGCCTCCGTCCTGGATGCCCTGCCCCTGGACCACGCCCGGCAAATTGGAAGACACCGCCCTCCCGTCCGAGATCGATACCTGGAACTGCCCGGAAATGGACCCTCTGACCAACCGCCAGCCAAACGGCGTCTGGGTGGACATGCCCGTCGTCCGGCGCCGGAAAAGAAGGATCCGCGCCGAACCCTCCGCAGCTCCGTCCGAACCCGAACCCCTCACGGCCGCCCGCCTGTGCGACGCCCTGCGCGAAGCCCTGCCCCTGGCCGAGTCCTGCGCCCTGGGCCTCGCCTGGCTGGCCGGCCGGATCGGGGCCGATGCCCCGCAGCTCGCGCACCTGTGCGCGGCCGAGGGCCTGACGGTCTTCGAGAACGACCTCATTTTCCAGGGCGTCACGCAACCGTGCGTGAGCGTCAACAAGAAGCTCCGCGAATGGCTCAAGCAATAAAGGAGATACCCATGATCCTCTGCCCATCCTGCAAATCCACCGCCACCGTGCCCGAGTACCGCTTCCGCTGCGGCGTGCAGACGGAAACCCGTTCCTGCCTGGACTGCGGCCACACCTGGCCCGCCGCCTCCCAGTACCCCCCGGCCACGGAGGAACCCGAGGAGGAGCTGGCGTCCATTACCTCCATGAACGTCACGGTCAGCCCGGAGTTGTGCCGGTCGATCCGTGAAAACCATGCGGAGCCAGGCTGCCTCGCCCCTCTCCCCCAGTCCTGCCACATCCGCCTCATGGCCGAGGCCCTGACCCGCATCCGCGAAGTCACCGCCCTGCCGGACGCGCCCCTGGCCGAGCTGCCGGACCTGATCGAAAACCTCCTCTCGGAGCTGGCCGACCGCCAAATCCGGGCCGACATCGAGCCGAGCGCATGAGCCTCGAAGCCCGCGTCAAGGCCGCCCTGGCCGCCCATCCGGACGACAAGGACATGAAGCTCCTTGCCGCCGGATGGTCCGAGGCGCGGCAGCGCTTCGCGGCCGACCGCTCCCCGGCCAACCGCCGGGACTGGAAGGCCATGGAGACGGACCTGGCCAAGCTCCTGGACGCCCTGGACTCGCCACCGTCCCCGGCCGCCCCCGACGCGGAACCCCAGCACGGCCCCGTCTGCCCCGAGGCCTCGGGCTGGCCCAACCCCCTGCCCAACCGCCGCCAGGCGGCGCAGTTCCTCAGGGCCATGGGCTTTAGGTCCGTGCAGGGCAAGGCCGTGCCCGAGCGCACCATCTACCGCTACATCGAAAAGGGCGTCCTGGGGCCGGACTTCGGCTCCGGCGACCAGTTCAGCCAGCGCACGCTGATGGAGTTCGGCAAGCGCAAGCTGGAGAGCATCCCCGGCACCCCGGCAGAGCGCTACATTCCCGGCGACCGCGACGTGCGCCGGGCCATGCAGCCCGTGGCCGGCGGCGACGCGGACCGCAAGGCGTCCGCCCACGCCCGGCTCATGGAGGCCCAGGCCGAACTGAAGGAGATCGAGGTCAAGCGTGCCCGGTCCGAGGTGGTGGACATCCTCCTGGCCGACCGCGAGCAGGCCGATTTCTGCCAGGCCGTGCGCATGCATCTGTCCCCCATGGTCCGCTCCACGGCGGACCAGGTCCTGGCCCTCCTGGGCGGCGACACGGAGTACGCCCGCGAGATCATCGCCCTGGTCGGCGGCGATCCGGACAAGGCCGACGACCTGTCCGCCTGGGTCTTCTCCCGGCGCCCCGAGATCGTGGCCATGTACAAGCCCTACCTGCGCCGCGCCCTGGACACCTTCGTCTCGGGCAAGTGGCTGACGGAGGAAATGCGCCAGGAATGGGCGCGCTACCAGCAGGGCCGCGAAAAGGCGGAACTCGAAACCATGCTCCGCCTCATCCACGCCACCGCCGGCAACCCCTCCCTGGCCAAGGCGGCGCTTGAACATTTTTACGTCAGAGGATTTGAATGATGAGGCTGCCCATATCAACCCCGTTCGCGGGACCAAGTATCATCGTCGATCTGTTTGCTGGTGGCGGCGGCGCCTCCGAGGGCATCCGCATGGCGCTGGGCCGCGACCCGGATCTGGCCATCAATCATGACCCCGAGGCCGTGGCCATGCACCGAGAAAACCACCCCGGCTGTCGTCACCTGATCGAGGACGTGTGGAGCGTCGACCCGAGTTGGGCGACACAAGGGCAGCCCGTGGCGCTTCTGTGGGCCTCCCCGGACTGCACGCATCACAGCAAGGCTAAGGGCTCCGCGCCGACCAGGGACGACAAGAGGCGCAGCTTGGTCTGCGTCATTACGGACAAGTGGATACCTTCGACGTGGCCCGAAACGATCATCATGGAGAACGTCGAGGAAATCACGTCATGGGGTCCGCTGGACTGCGCGGGCAGGATCATCGAATCGGCCAAGGGCGATACCTGGCGCTGGTTTCTGAGGCGCCTGCGCCGGTACGGCTACCGCGTCGAGTTCCGGGAACTCCGGGCCTGCGATTTCGGAGCGCCGACGATCCGCAAGAGGCTTTTTCTGATCGCGAAGCGTGGCAATGGCCGGATCGTGTGGCCGGAACCAACGCACGGCCCAGGGCGCCCCGAGCCGTACCGGACGGCCGCAGACTGCATCGACTGGTCCATCCCGTGTCCGAGTATTTTCGAGCGTAAAAGGCCATTGGCCGATGCGACCATGCGCCGGATCGCCAAGGGGATCATGCGGTATGTGGTGCAGACCGAGCGGCCTTTCATCGTCAATTTGACGCATGGAGTTCGTCTGGAGGACATCGCCAGCCCCATCAACACGATCACCTGCGCGAACCGTGGCGAGAAGGCGCTCGTCGTGCCTGTGCTTGAAGCCCATTACGGAGCGAAGGGTGGCAAGGATCTGCGCGTGCATTCTGCGACAGAGCCGACTAGGACTGTGAGCACAGAGAATCGGTTCGGCCTCGTCACGGCCTTCTTGGCCAAGCACTACGGCGGGGTCGTCGGTCACGGTGTCGGGCAGCCCCTGGGGGCGGTCACGACGGTTGACCATCACAGTCTCGTGACGGCCAGTATCCAGAAGTTCTACGGAACATCAGTGGGTAGCGGGGCCGACGAGCCACTGCATACGATAACTGCCGGGGGGACAAATGGGGACGGCCGCAAGCATAGCTTGCTCTCCGCTCACCTGGTCAAGCTGCGCGGCTCCTGCAGGGATGGGCAGGCCCTCGACGCTCCGGCCCCGACAATCACGGCGGGCGGGACACACGCGGCCCTCGTTCACGCATTCTTGCTCAAGTATTACGGCGCCGACCAAGACCCGCGCCTTGAATCCCCCCTGCACACGATTACCACCAAGCATCGTTTCGGCGTCGTGACCGTCCACGTCGAAGGGGAGCCGTATTTTATCGCCGATATTGGCCTGCGGATGCTCCAGCCCCGCGAGCTGTTCAGGGCACAGGGGTTTTCTGATGACTACATCATCGACCACGTAGACGGGCGGATACTGACAAAAACGGCACAAGTCAGGATGTGTGGAAATTCCGTGTGCCCGCCGATGGCTGCGGCGTTGGTCCGGGCGAACGTCAGCGCGGCCACGCTGGGCAGGGCGGTAGCATGATCACCCGCCACCAGCTCCGCACCGCCCTGCCAACCATCCACGCCGGCGCGCTCCAGGCCTGGGGCTCCCGGCCGTGGATCAGCACGGCCGATTTCGCGGAGCGGCATTTCAAGCTCGTGGTCGGACCCGACGCCGGGCAGTTTTTCCGCCACGACCGATCCCCCTACGCCCGGCCGATCATGGACCTGTGGGACAATCCCTGGACGCGCAAGATGTTCGTGGCCGCCCCGTCCCAGACCACCAAGACGACCATCGCCTACGCCTGCCTGGCGGCCGAGCTGCACCGCGACCCGTCACCGGCCGGCGTGGGCATGCCCGACGAGGCCACGGCCAAGCGCGTCATCGAGGAAAAGCTGGGTCCGCACTACGAAAAATCCCCGGAGCTGCGCGCCGACCTGACCGCCCGAAACGCCGTCCAGGCCACCAAGATCCTGCTCAAGGGCGCCCGCATCTACGCCATGTGGTCCGGCTCCGAGTCCTCCATGTCCAGCGTGACCATGCGCGTCATCGTCATCGACGAGGAGGACGCCTACAACGACAAAAGCGCCGCCTCGACCATGGAGGAGCGCGCCATCTCCTACCCCGACGACTGCAAGATCATGCGCATCAGCAAGCCGCGCGGCACCGAGGCCGAGAGCACCCTTTTCCGCGACATGAAGCGCCAGGCCCAGGCCGTCTACCAGTGGGAGACGGTCTGCCCGGACTGCGGCCACCGTCAGGTCATGGACGTCAAAAACATCGTCGTGCCCGAGGACGTGCGCGACCCGGCCGAGATCCGGGGCAAGCGCCTGGCCCGCTACCGCTGTGCCGGCTGCGGCAGCCTCTGGACCGACCACAAGCGCAATCGCGCCGTGGCCGCCGGCCGCCTGGTCACGGACAGTCCGGTGGAACGTCCCGAGATCGTGGCTGTGCATCTGCCGTCCTGGAACTCGCCCCAGATCAGCCTGTCCACGGTCCTGGCCGCCTGGTTCGAGGCGCACCAGTCCGGCCTGCAAAAGGAAAAGGTCAAGTTCGATAACGACCACCGCGCCGTGCCCGGCAACGTCGTGGCCCTGGTCACGGACGCCGACCGCGTGCGCCAGATGATAACCGACCGGCCGCCCATGATCGTGCCGGCCGAGGCCTGGTGCCTGACCTGCGGCATCGACGTGCAGATGGTCGGCTTCTGGTTCGCGGTCCGCGCCTGGGCCAGGGACTACACGTCCTGGCTGGTGCAGTACGGCTTCCTGGACGCCTGGCTGGACGTGGAGCGCCTGCTCGACTCCACCTGGCCCGTGGAGAACCGGGACGACATCGTCATGGGCCTGTGGCGCGCCGGCATCGACACCGGCGGTCACGAGAAGGGCCAGACCAGCCACGGCTGGAGCCAGTCCGAGGAGACCAAGTCCTGGCTCTACGAGCAGGAAAGCCGGGGCATCGTCTACGGCACCAAGGGCGCGAGCGCCAAGCAGGACGCCGTCGTGCGCGCCGTGACCGCCGGCGTGGACCCGGAAGTGCCGGCCGGCATGCAGAGCAAGATCGTGCTGCGCCTGATGGACACGGGCTACCTCAAGAGCCAGATCCAGGCCCGCATGCAGCGCGACGCCCACATCCCCATGTGGCTGCACCGCGAAACAGGCGACGACTACATCCGCCAGATTTGCGCCGAGCGCCAGGTCCAGGACAAAAACGGCCGCCTGATCTGGGAGGCTCGCGGAGCCAACCACCTGCTGGACTGCGAGGTCATCAATTCGGCCTGCGTGCATGTGGACTGGGCGCCCAACATGCGCCAAGCCCTGGCCCAACCGGACTGGAGATTCCTGCGCAAGCACCGCGCCGCCACCCCGGAGAACACGCGCAGCCCTCTGTACGGCCGCCGCATCAACCCCAACGCCCGCTAGGCCGCGTAAACAGACCGTTGACGCGATATTTACGCCAACCCCAAGCCCGTCACTAAGGAGACGCCAAATGCCCGAGAAACCCCTCAAGCCCCCCGTGGACATCGAGACCCTGCGCGCCATCGTGCGCAACGTGCAGCACGGCAAGGCCGTGGACTACGACACTTCCACCGGCTTCACTTGTCGCCTGTGCGGCCACCGCGCAGACGGTCGCGGACGCGGCGTGCGTCGCACTATGTATCAGTCCGGCGGCCTGGTTACGCGCTACCTGACGTGTCCCAAGTGCGGCCTGGACCTCAAAGGTTTTGAACCTCGTGGCGAGGAATCCGCAAGGAGCACCCATGGAAATTACAAATAGAGCGCTGGAGACCCTCGAACCCTACGCCCGCAACTCCCGCACGCACAGCCCGGAACAGGTCGCGCAGCTCGTGGCCAGCATCCGGGAATACGGCTGGACCAACCCGGTCCTCATCGACGAGCGCGGCGGCGTCATCGCCGGACACGGCCGCATCATAGCCGCCCGCCAGCTTGGCATGGCCGAGGTCCCCTGCATCGTCCTGGCCGGCCTGACCGAGGCCCAGAAAAAGGCCTACATCATCGCCGACAACAAGCTGGCGCTCAACGCGGGGTGGGATGAGGAGCTGCTGCGGCTGGAACTGGAGGATCTCAAGGGGCTTGACTTCGATTTGGGATTGACCGGCTTCAGCGCCGCAGAAATCGACTTGATTTTTCCCGCTCCCGAAAAGAGCGGACTCACGGACCCGGACGAGGTGCCGGATGTACCTGCGGAGCCAGTGAGCAAGCCGGGGGATGTGTGGATACTGGGGAGGCATCGGGTCATGTGCGGGGACAGCACAAACGCGCACGATGTTGGCATGTTATTTGCGGGGGGGGGTATGCCACGCCTGATGGTGACGGACCCGCCGTATGGCGTTCAATATGATGCAAAATGGCGCAACAATGCGGGCATTTCCAGCGGTGGAGCGCATGGAGTCGTCCTCAACGATGACATAGCGGACTGGAGCGCAGCTTGGGCGCTTTTTCCCGGAGACGTGGCGTATGTGTGGCATGCTGGCAGCAAATCGCACATCGTTGCGGAGAGCCTGCTCAGAAACGGTTTTGAAATCCGGACTCAGATAATATGGGCAAAAAACCAGCTCGTGATCGGACGCGGCGATTACCATCCGCAGCATGAGCCCTGCTGGTATGCTGTCCGCAAAGGGAAGGCGGGCCGGTTTGTCGGGGGGAGAAAACAAAAAACGATATGGCGGTTTGTGGCGGACATGGTGCGGCCAGACGAAAAGGTTTTTGTCTGCCCGGATGGAAACACACTGCTTGCAATTTCCGGCGACGAGTCGACTGTCTGGGAGATCCCCAAGCCGCTCAAGTCAGAAACAGGCCATAGCACGCAAAAGCCGGTGGAGTGCATGGCCAGGCCGATCCGCAACAACTCTCAAAGAGGCGATGACGTGTATGAGCCTTTTTGCGGGTCCGGGACAACCGTTATCGCTGCGGAACAAACTGGCCGCAACTGCTACGCGATGGAGCTGAACCCTCCCTACGTCGACGTCACCGTCCGTCGCTGGCAAAACTTCACCGGCCAAAAAGCCTTCCTGGAATCAACCTGCCAGCCGTTCCCAAATTGAAACAAGCAAGCCCGCGCACAGCCCAGCAAGGGGCTTTTTTTATTGTCGATTTTATATTGTTAATATATAAACAATTTATTGACAATAAATAAACAAAAATATAAGAATGAACTCGACAAGCAACCCCAACCCCCGGCGGCAACCGGGACCAAAAGCAGGAGAGACACCATGAAAACTTTGAGAGAGCTTGCAGAACTGGTCAACGAGCGCGAAGGCGACCTGGCTTACGGATCTGAAACCGGCCTGCTCGGGGCATTTGTAGACAAGTACGCCACGACGGACGCCTGCATCCACGAGCGCGGCGAAGAGCCCGTCAGCGACGAGGAGTACCAGGCATGGGCGGACGCCTACGCCAAGATGGAGCGCCTCGAAGCCGCCGGAGAGGACTACGACATCAACGACCTGTTTTAACCTGTCTCCGGGAGCCCAGGCTCCCGGCTTCCATCGCGTCCGGGAATCGTCCCGGTCGCGCAGAAGCCGCGACAAACACGGAGGGCAAAGTGTCACTAATACGAATAATGGACGGTCCGTTTGCCGGCGAGTGGGTAGAGCATGACCCAGTCCCTGATATTTTGAAGCTCCACGATTTCCGGGATGCCCCCGAGTTTAGCCCTGACGCAGAAGCGAAAACCCTTGTGTACCGCGTAGATGAATACGCCGATTCCCCGCAATTCAGGGCGCACCTCGTCACATCTACGGACTAATTAAAGAGAGAGCCCATGCCCAAACCAAAACCAGCCCCGGCCCTGAACGCTGTCCTCACCGCCCTGGACAAGGCGACCCGGGCCGCCCTTTCGCCAGAGGATACCAAGACCATCTACGCCATTGGCCTCCAGATCCTGGCCATGCGCAAAAAATACGAGGAGCAGTAAAATGGCTGACATCAAGAAAAAATCCGTCACCTTTTCAGTCCCGCCCAACTTCGTTGCCCAACTGGAGATGCGCGCCGACTTGTTTCCCGGCATGAACCGTTCCAGCCAGCTCATGGCCGACTTGAGCAACTATTGGTCCATCCTTGAAAACGGCCTGGCCCGTGCCCGCAAGATACTGACCCAGCGTGAGGCGCAGATGATCCTGGACATCCAGAACGGGTCTTACCTGGGCACCGGCAGCGAGGTGGTCATGTGGATGCAGACCGGCCTGCTGCACAATGTCAGCGACGGCATGGACTTGAGCGACTACCACGTTAAATGGGGCGTAGACCGCGAAGTCGTCATGTACAAGCTCACGACCATGGGCGACGTGCCGCGCCTGTCCCTTATCGACTGGTGTTCCCGCATGTGGGGGCGTCACGAAAATGGCGGGCTCTGGTCCTCGGAAATATCCCAATTCCTCCCCGACGAAAACCCGGAACTCATGAATCGTAACCGGGCCATATCCGAAGAGGAAATTCACGCGCGCGCCAAAAATCTTTTCGAAAAAGGATAACGCGACCGCCACGCTACCCCCAAGGCCCGCCCCCTCGCGGGCCTCTTTTTTTTCCGTTCGTAGAAAACGTGTCATTGCGCCAAACCTCAACTCCGTGATTTCTTGCGCCAAAAGTACCGCAACCCACGGAGAGCCCCCTTGGCCCTGACCACCGCACAGATCGACGCCGCAATCCAGGACATCCTGGAGAAGGGCCAGTCCGTGACCGTCGACGGCGTGATCTATACCCGCGCCAACCTGGCGGACCTACGAGCCCTGCGCTCAGAGATCGCTACCGAGGCGACCGCCGCCACACATGGCAACATCCTGTCCCGGTCCCTGGTCGGAGCCCTGCGCAGATGAAGCCCTACATCCGCACCAACCGCCCGACCCTGGGCCGCACGCCGCGCCGCGAAGGCGCGTCCACCCAGGGTCACCTCTCAACCTGGACGCGGTCCATCGTCAGCCAGCAGCTTGCCGAGATGGAAAAGCGGCGCATCGGCGACCGCGCCGCCGACCTCTACACCAACGACGCCATGGGCCACGGCCTTCTGGAATCGCTCATTGTCGAGGCCGTGGGCATCGGCCTCACGCCACAATTCTCACCGGACCACGAGGCCCTGGGCATGTCCCAGGCCTGGTCCGACGAGTTTTCGGCCGGTCTGTCCCGCCTGTGGGGCCGCTTCGGCCTGGACGCCCGCAAGTTCTGCGACGCCCAGCGGAGGCTGGGCATCTACGGCCTCCAGCAGCTCATGTATTTTGCCTGGAAGCTGACCGGCATCGGCCTGGCCCAGATCGTGCGCCGCGATGACGCCATCGCGCCCACGCCCCTGTGCGTGCTGCCCATCGACCCGGCACGCCTGGTCACGCCCTCGGATCGCCCGTCCAACCGGATCTACGACGGCGTGGAGATCGACGACTTCGGCGCGCCCGTCAACGTCTGGCTGGCCAGGCCCGAAACCATGAGCCCGTTCAAGACGAGCTACCGCGCCGAGGAGTGCCGGTCCTGGCCCGTGCGCGACGCCAAGACCGGCCTGCCGCGCATGCTCCTGGTCACGGGCGTGCGCAACGTCGCCGAATACCAGCAGGACTCGATCCTCGCGCCCATGATCGACGACATGCGCAACAACCGCGATTTCGTGTCCGCCGCCCTGGTCCGGGCCATGATGAGCAACCTGTTTTTCATGTTCCTGGAGAACAGCGCCGCCAAGCCCGCCGGCGACGACCTGGCCAGCCGCATCGTGGAGCTGGACAAGGGCACCATCCTCCAGGGCGCGCGAACGGAAAAGCCCCACTTTTTCAATCTCGACAACGCCCCGGACGGCTACCGCGTCATGTTCGACAGCATCGTGGACCGCCTGGGCATGGCCACGGCGCGCGGCGCGGAAAACGTCATCCGCAAGTACCAGGCCAGCTACAGCGCCAGCAAGGCCAGCATGGTCAAGGCCGCCCAGGTCAACTCCACGGACCACATGGTCCTGAACGACAATTTCAACCAGGTCCTTTTGATGTGGTTGATCTACGAGCGCGCCGTGTCCGGAGCCCTGCCGGTCCCGTCCATGGCCACCCTGCCCCAGGACCTCTACGAGCTGTCCCTGTGCCGCTGGCTGCCCCAGCCCATGCCCGAGATCGACCGCCAGAAGCGGGCCACGGCCATCAAGACGGAGCTTGAGACGCACCAGATCACCTACTCCGACGTCTGCGGCGAACGCGGCCAGGACTGGCGCAAGCACATGCGCCAGAAGGCCATTGAGCTGAGTTACATCAAGGGCCTGGAAGCGGAGTTCGGCATCAGCATGGCCGTGCCCGACGCGCAGCAGCCCGAGGCCCAGGAGCCGGACGACCAGGACGGCACCGACAAGGAGACCGAAGATGAGTAAGACCAAGATCGCCCAGATCCTGTCCGGCCGCATCTGGGCGCTGACCCCGTCCAAGCTGGAGGAGGTCAGCCTGTTCGTGGAGGCCCTGGTGGACGGCCGTGCCCCCGGCTGGCCCTCCGCCGCTGCCGACGCGCAAGGCATCGAGACGGCCGCCTCCCCGGCCGGTCCGTCCTATGCCCGCTACACGGCCGACCCCAAGACGGGCGTCGCCGTCATCCGCATCGAGGGCGTCATCGAGCGCCGCGCCAATATGGTCGGCGCGTTCTCCGGCGGCACGTCCACGCAGATGCTCGCCCAGTCCATCGTGGACGCGGCGGCCGACGAGGACGTCACGGCCATCGTCCTGGACATCGACAGCCCCGGCGGCTCAGCCCTGGCCCCGTCGGAGGTCGCTGCGGCCATCGCCAAGGCGCGCCAGACCGTGCCCGTGGTGGCCTGGACCGGCGGCCAGATGTGCAGCGCGGCCTACTGGATCGGCGCGGCCTGCGACTCCATCGTGGCCATGGACACGTCCGTGGTCGGGTCCATCGGCGTGGCCCTGGTCCACTACGACCGCAGCGCCAAGGACGCCAAGGACGGCGTTACCCGCACCGTCCTGTCCGCCGGGACCTACAAGCGCATCGCCAGCGACGAAAAGGCCCTGTCCGACGAGGGTCGCGAGTACCTCCAGGGCCAGGTGGATGCCTACTACACAAAGTTCGTGGACGCCGTGGCCTCCGGGCGCGGTGTCACGGTCGAGACCGTGCTGGAACGCATGGCAGACGGCCGCATCTTCATCGGCGCCGAGGCCCTGCAAGCGGGCCTCGTTGACCATATCGGCACATTTGAATCGGCCCTGGAGATCGCCAGGGAAAAAAGGAGAAGCACCATGACCAAGACCAGCGACGCCAAGGCGTCCCAGCTCTCCGGCGTGACCCTGGAGGACCTGACCCAGTCGCGCCCGGACCTGATCCAGGAGGCGACCGCCTCCGCCACGGCCCAGGCCAAGGCCGAAGCCAAGACCGCCGTGGCCACGGCCACGGCCGACGAGCGCGCCCGCGTCGTCGAGATCCTGGAGACCGGCGGCGACCCGGCCGTGCTCCTGACCGCCGTCAAGGACGGCACCCCGGCCGCCGGAGTCTACAAGCTCCTGTACCAGGCCCGGCAGACGGCCCAGGACCAGGCCAAGGCCGACCTGGACAAGAGCCTGGACGACAACGCCGGGGCGAGCGGAGTCAACAAGGCCGACCGCGACGCGCCCGACGCCCTGACCAAGGAAGCCCAGCTCGCGGCCAAGACCAAGGCGCACATGGCCGCCAACCCCGGCGTGGCCTTTGACGCCGCCCTCAAGGCCGTCATGGCCGCCAACCCCGACCTCGCGCAGGCGTAGGAGGAAATATGCCCTGGACCGAAGGAAACCCCAGTTTTGTGGCCGGTGAGGCCCTGGAACGCTACCGCCGCGTCAAAGTCCACACGGACGGGACGCTCCTCTATGCCGACGCCGACGACCCCGGCGACGGCGTGACCCTCTACGCCGTGGCCGCCGGCGACGTGGCCGCCATCGTGCCCCTGGCCGCCGACCGCTCCGTGGAGATCGAGGCCACCGAGGCCGTGGGCCTGGGCGTGGACGTGTACGCGGCCGCCGACGGCAAGGTGCAGCTCCTGCCCATCGCGGCCGGCACGTACTACAAAATCGGCAAGGCCCTGGAAGCCGCCGGCGCCGCCGCCGACGCCATCGAAATCCTGCCCCGCCAGGTCGGCCAGGCCGAAACCGTCACTGAATAGGAGATGAATCATGCAGCCCAATAAAGGAACCGCCAAGCCCCGCCCGATCCTCTCGGCCGCCGCCAGTCAGGTCATGACCAACGCGCCCCTCAACGGGTTCATCGCGTCGCGGATCTTCCCGTATTTCCCGGTCCCCGAGGCCCACGGGATCTACCCCGTCATCCCGGCCGCCGCCCTCTTCAATGTGCCCGAGACCAAGCGCGGCGAACGTGGCGCCTACTCCAGGTCCACCGAGAACTTCGAGTCCGGCCAGTTCTTCACGAAGGAAAACGGCCTCGAAATGCCCGTGGACCAGCGCTTCGCCAAGCTCTACAGCTCCATGCTTGACCTGGAGCTGTTCACGACCCGCCTGTGCGCCGAAAAGGTTCTGCGCGCCCAGGAAGTCCGTGTGGCCGCCAAGGTGTTCAACACGTCGAACTATCTGAGCACCGGCGCCAGCGCCGCCTGGGACGTGGCATCCACGGACGTCAAGAAGGACATCATCCTCGGCCGCGCCATCCTGCGCGCCAAGGGCCTCGAGCCCAACGCCCTGATCCTGGCCTACGACCTGTTCGAAAAGCTGACCCTCAACTCGACCATCATCGTCGCCGCCAAGGACATGTTCCCGGACGCCGCCAAGACCGGCACCGTGACCAAGGCCATGATCGAGGCCTACCTGGGAGTCCCCGAGATCGTCGTGGCCGGCGCCATGAAGAACACGGCCAACCGCAACAAGGCCGCCTCCCTGTCCGGCATCTGGTCCGACTCCTACGCCATGCTGTGCCGCATCGCCTCCGAGGGCGACGACATCACCGAGCCCTGCATCGGCCGCATCATGCGCTGGAACGAGGGCGTCGGCGAGGAGTTCGTCGCCGAGACCTACTACGAGGACCAGGTCCGCGCCGACATCGTGCGCAACCGCCACGACACGGCCGAGGTCCTGCTCATGTCCACGGACGAGGACTCCGGCGCCGCGAAGTCCAAGATCAGCTACAACTCCGGCCTGATCTTCACCGGCGTCAAGACCACGTAACCTCAAGCAGCCCATTTGAGATAGGCCCCGGCTGGTATCCTCCTGGACGAGCCGGGGCCGCCTTGAAGGATCGACATGGAAGATTTTGCGGATCAGGCATCTATAGCCAGCGAAGGCCATACGCGGCCGAGCAGCTATGCAGGGGCCTTGGTCGAGTGGCCCTCAACCCGGCCATGCTGCCGGCAGGCTTGGAGCATGCCGAGTACATGGACATCTGTCTGGCCATGATCCGTAGCGCGGACACAATTTATCTTCTCCACGGCTGGGAGCAGAGCGAGGGCGCCCAGGCCGAGACCACTACGCCAAGAAGATCGGCAAGCAACTCGAATACCAAGGGGCCCCTCGATGAATGACGCGGATTGGATCAAGTTTCTCCTGGGAGTGATGTTCACCCTGCTGTGCTCCTGGGGGTCCTACATGGCCGGAGCTCGGGGAAAGATGTCTGTGTCTCAGTGCGCCAAGTGCCAGGCGCTCTGCCAGGAAAAAATGATCGCGCGCATCGACGCCGAAGCGGCAAAACGCGATGAACTGGCCAAAAGTCAGGACAAGCTTGCCGCCTCTCTCTACAAGAAGAACGAGATCCTTTTCCGGATGGTGCGGGCCCTCGTCGTGCACAGCAGCATCCCCAAGGACGAACAAGAGAAGATCCTCAACGACAGGGAGGCAAAGTGAAGAAACTGAACCTGCAGATCCGGATGTTTTGGTGCGCGCTCTTCGCGTGTGCCCTGTTGGCCTTGGTCTGGTCGATC